GGATGGGCAACCGACTGGGCACAAGGCGGGCCGATCATTGAGCGGGAAGAGATCAGGCTTGACCCACCACGCAGCATAGCGTTCTGGTCTGCTGAGAAGAACGGCTACCTGCTCCACGGCCCAACACCCCTGATCGCCGCTATGCGGTGCTACGTTGCATCCAAGCTGGGTGCTGAGATTGATTTACCAAAGGAGCTGACATGAAAGAGAACCAACACTTCTTCGCCGCAAGCGCATTTCAATGGGCCACAACCAACGAGACGCGAGACTTGCCTGCACTGCTCGAACTGATGGACAAGGACGGGTACTCCTACAACCTGTTCCTCGTACCCGTACCGCACACAACGGACTACGAGATCAACACGTACCAACCACAAGTCGAGGGCACGGAGTACCTCGGCACATTCACACTGCCAAAGAAAGGACGCAAATGAACTACGACCTTGACACCAAGGCTGGTATGAACAACGCCGTCAAGTGGACGCAAGCAATGTTCGACACCGTCAATGATGGCGGTGTGTGGATGGTGCCTCGCTCCATGACGATGGTGCGTATCAACAAGAGCGAACGCATCGCAACGATCATCGTTGGCTTTGCACCTGACACAGCTATCAAGCGAGTCATCGAGGCGATGGGCTGGACAGTTGTCGTTGAATGAATCAAGAGAGAGGTTTCTCTCTGACGCCTTGATGGGTGGCGACCGACCCCGGTATACCCATCATTCCAAACTTGAAACTAAGGAGAAAGCAAAATGCCTACATGGAAATCAACAACCGAAGCACACCGCTTCATGGACTACACATTCTTCGTTGCCTCACGCATCGTATCTGATGGTGTGTACAAACGCATCCGCCCCGGCGAGTACGAGTGGGTACTCAAAGGGCGCGAGTGGTTCGAGCAACAGCGCACACGCCACGCACTGCATCCTGCTGTGTTCGACATCATGACCACCCACATGTACCGAGCACAAGACTGGCATCAACTGTTGCTTGAGTGGCCGCACAAGTCCCTCACTGACCCCAACCGCATAGCGTACACACGGGACGAGCGCAGTGCCATGCACAACGGCGACAGCGATGCCAAAGCTGTCGTGACTACGATCGGTAAGTACTTGACGCGCCACTTCCCTGACGCACCATCCAATCTTATCCGTGACATCGTTGCGCAGTACACATACGGCGGCACGACAGAGATCACCAAGGACTTAGATCGTATGGTGTATGCGGTTATCAACGGCCCTCGCTCATGTATGAGTCCGAGCTTCGACATCCTGTGCGATGACAAGGAAGAGCGCCATCCCTACGCTGTGTATGACCCATCGCTTGGCTGGGGTATGGCTGTGCGTACTGACACTGACGGCATGGTGCTAGGTCGTTGCCTTGTGCATGAGAGCGATGACGGCAAGGGCTTTGTGCGGTCGTACAAACGTGAGCGTGAGTACAGCTCCAGCTCAGGTGCTGACGAGTCCATCGAGGCGTACCTCAAGTCGCTGGGTTATGCCAAGTGGAGCGGCTGGCCTGACCATGTACGCTTGATGCGCTACCCGCTACGGCGTGAGGGGTTCTTGATGCCGTACATTGACGGGCAGAACCAGCATGTGGAGGAGGACGGTGACGACCACTTCCGCATCAGCAACTACGATGGCTGGGAAGCGTGCAACACCAGCGGTATGCTCAACGGCTACTCATGCACCTGTGAGGACTGCGGTGGGGGTATGGACGAGGACGACAGTTACTCTATCGGCTACAACGGCGACAGTCGTGTCGGCCCGTGCTGTATCGACAACTACACCCATGTGTATGGCCGCAGGGGTAACGAGTACTACGTACCCGAAAACGACGCAGTAGAAGTTGACGGCGAGTGGTATCACGACGAGTACCTGTCCGACAACAACATCGTGGAGTTGCACAACGGCGACTACGCGCACAGTGACAACGCCGTGTACATCGACTCATCGGACGAGTACTACCATGTTGATGACGACGACATCTGCTACGCCGAGAACACCGGCCAGTACGAGCATGCGTCCGACTGCTGGAAGTGCACCGAGTCAGGCAACTGGTACACCGATGACGAGGACAGCGTAGAGGTTGACGGCGAGTTGTACCACCCCGACCATGCGCCTGAGCCAGAGGAAGAAGAAACTGCAACTGAATGTGTGTGGACGCCCCACATCACAGGCCCTACAACCGAAACCATCTAAGGAGAAACATCCATGAACAAATCCACTATCCTGTACAAGACCTTGGCCCGCGCACTCTCGATGATGCGCCCACATGACAGCGAGGGCACACGACGCCTGACTGACTGGTTGCAAGAGCGTGCCCCTGCGTATGCCAAGATGCACCGCGATGCTGCTGGCAACCTGCATGTGGACACACGCATCAGCCCTGACAACCGCACACTGTTCGTTGCGCATGTGGACACAGTGCACCGCAAGGCAGGCCCCAACAAGATCAAGCAGACCAACACCCACTGGTACGCTGACGGTGCGGCCCTTGGTGCTGATGATGGCGCAGGAGTAGCGATGCTCATGCACCTGCTACACGCTGGCGTTGATGCTTACTACATCTTCACGCAGGGCGAGGAGTGCGGCGGTATAGGTGCTACACACATAGCCAAGCATGACGCAAAGCTCCTGTCTGAATTCGACCGCGCTATTGCCTTTGACCGCAGGGGTATCGACAGCGTTATCACGCACCAAGGTCGTGGCCGTTGCTGCTCCGATGCGTTTGCCGATGCACTCAGTGCCGCGCTCAATGCTGACGATACCCTGATGTACCTGCCCGACAACACTGGCGTGTATACCGACACGGCCGAGTTCATCGAGGTCATACCTGAGTGCACCAACATCAGCGTGGGCTACTACTCTGAGCACAGTGACAAAGAGTCTTTGGATGTGTTGCATTTTGTGGCGTTAGCTGAGCGCGTGGCCAAGATCGACTGGGACTCACTGCCCACTGACCGTGACCCCAAGGTAGTTGACACGCTTGACTGGGGTGGGTGGGGGTCGTACTACAGCCCTTCTCTGACGGGTGTCAATTCTCTTGGCGTAAGCGCAAGCGAGTGGGCCGGGTTGCACCACCTGAGCGATGACGACTATGACTTTGAGTCATACACCATCGAGCTTCAAGAGGCTCTGTACGATGCGCAGGCTGGCTCCAAGCAGTGGCTCATCGAGCTGATGTGTGAGTCCGTGTGGCCCGAAGACCCAGAGATGGCTGAGCGCCTAATCGACCGCAACAAGATAGACGAGGCCGTGCTTGCCGAGGCGCTCAAGAATTGCACCACATACGATGCATCGGTGGTGCTTGCAACTATTTTTGACCAAGCCTACGCGGCATAACCCAAGGAGACTGACATGAGATACAAAGGCCCTGCCAAACCCATCCCCACACGGCACGAGATCGTCAGCGACAAAGCTGAGCGTGTGGTCTTCCTATTGTTGGCCATATTCATGGCCGTGTTTCTTTTAATGGAGTGAGCTATGAACTTTTTACGCAAGCTGTTCACAGCCAAGTGCTGTGAGTGTGGTGAGGTACGTGTCTGGTGGTGGCAACGCCGCTGTGACTTCTGTGATGTAGGCGAAGGAGAGATGAAATGAAAACACTAGAGCAACTGCAAGCGGAGTTGCACGAGGCGAAAGCCTTGTGTGACCGCTACTCACGACCCGCACATCAGGTGCGTAACTGCCCCTCTGACCTGCAAAACGAAGACCAAGCATGGCGCAGGAGGCAGGCGCTGGAGTACCAGATAGCAGAGCTTGAAAAAGATGTTGACAAATGTCTAATATGCGGCACACAATAAGCGCAGCAGATAGGGGTTGCCGCCCCTATCTACCACTTCCCATAAATCGTATGAAAGGTACGACATCATGAGCAATTTAGATTCTACGCGGTTACGCGAAGTCCTTGACTACTGTCCGCAGACAGGCGTATTTACTTGGCGTCAGCAAGTGCGTAAAACTGTCTCGATAGGCAGTGTCGCTACTGCAAACGGCGGTAACGGGTATCTACGAATTCGCGTAGGCAGACGCATGTTTCAAGCGCACAGGCTCGCTTGGTTGTACGTGCACGGCGTGTGGCCAGCACATGTGATAGACCATATCAACGGTGATCGCGCAGACAATCGGATAGACAACTTACGAGATGTGACGCCGCAGGTAAACATACAAAATCAAAGAAGTCCTATCCGCAGCAGCAGTAGCGGGCTTCTCGGCGCGTGCAAAGATAAACAGTCCGGCAAGTGGCGCTCCCAAATAACCATTGAAGGAGTAACGCAGTACCTAGGCCTGTTTGATACCGCGCAACAAGCGCACGAAGCATATCTTTCAGTTAAACGTCAAGTGCACGAAGGCTGCACACTTTAACCATTCCCAAGGAGAAAACTATGAGCAAAGAACCGAAGAAAACCATGCCGTGGATACCGGTAGGCCATCCTGATTTCAAGTGGACATCAGGCGCTGATGTGCAAGCCTTGTGGCGCAAGTATGGGTGGAGCCCACCCTCTGAGTCCCTCACGCCACCACCACCCCCGCCAGTGCGTGAGGAACACGCCTTCACCCCCTTCCTGCGCCGCTTTAAATAATCTAAGGAGAACCACATGCCCGACATCAAATCAGCACTTGAGAAAGCACTCAACGAGTGGGAGCCAGCACCTGAATCCACACCTGAACCCGCACCTGCAAAGGCCTACTTCACTGTGACCAACAACGTGTGTCGCGTTACGTTTGAGTACGTGCGAGACAACCCCGGCAAGACCCGTGTTGAGGTGGCTAAGGCGCTCGAAGCGCGAGGCTACAAGCCCGGCTCTGTGTCATCACTGCTCGGACAGATGCTCAAGCAGGGCATGATGCGTGAGAGCGCACACCTGCTGTACGTCACAACCAACGAGTACGCACCGCTGAAGTCCAGCAAGGCGCTCAAGGTAGCGCAAGAAAAGGCGCAACAAGCAACGCGCAAGAAAGTTGTCCTTGTCAGCAAGCGTACAGGCGAGGTCATTCCACCTGCATCAGCAGGCATCGCAGCACTGCCCACAACACGCGAAGCAGCTCCGGTTCAGATCAACGCTGCATGGGACGCAGAGACACTGCTCAACAGCCTGAGTATCAAGCAAGCGCGTGCCCTGTATGACGAGCTGCGCAAAATCTTTGGAGGCTGAGATGAGCAACACAAACACAGGTGGGCCAGCGTTTCCCGTTCCGTTAGATGCCTTTGACGACCGGGAAGGCATGACCCTGCGCGACTACTTTGCAGCAAAAGCGATGCAGGGGATTTTGGCGGGGACTCATCCTATTGTTAAAGAGACGGAACCGCTGCCAACGGTGGCAAGAGTTGCTTACGCCCAAGCCGATGCAATGCTGGAAGCGAGGGACGCATGAAGACCCACATCTATACCTGCATCGCCATCGCCCTCTGGGCTGTGGCGGGTGTGCTGGTGCTGCTGTACGCACCGAGGACGAATCACAAACGCATCGACTGCACGCAAGCGGAGTTCCACCCGGACTTCACGGCTGAGATGAAAGAACAGTGCCGCTTGATGCGGTCTGGGAGGTTGCTATGAGAAGCGCAATTGAAATGGCAAAAGAAGCTGGCTTCATGCTGGTGGCAGAGCCTGACCGATACACAGGTGGTTGGTGGGAATGTTTTGACGAAGAGATTGAAAAACTGGTAGCTATTGCCCGTGCTGATGAGCGTAAGGAAATGCAAGCAGAGAGCGAAGCCGACAAGGTCATCATTGAGTACCACGAAGCGACGATCAAGCGGCTGGAGGCAGCAATACTTGCAGAGCGTGAGGCGTGTGCAAAGGTGGCCGACAAATATGCAGAAGGGCCGGAGCGCAATTACTCCGAGAACATCGCTGACGAAATCCGAGCAAGGGGGAACACATGAACATCAAAGACATTGAGTATTTGTGGAAGGGGGCCAGTAACAACCCCCACCACGACACCAATTGGCATGACCCAGTGGTTATTGCATTTGCGGAGTCGGTGGCAGCACACACGCTAATGAACATTGACCCAAGCAATTTCATGTCGCACCAAGAAGGCTTTGAGGCGGGTCGGGTGATTGAGCGTGAAGCGTGTGCGGCGTTGTACGCCCATGAAGACGTGCAAGCCCCGGTGGGAAACAGTGCGTGGGGAGAGGCATATCAAGACGGCTGGATTGCTGGCGCACAGGCTTACCGCGACGCCATCCGAGCAAGGGGGAACACATGACCGAGTGCAAACACCGATGGGAGCCGACCAACTTCGGCATCAAGTACCGCAACCCCGGCAGCTACTGGTATCAGTGCACCCGGTGCAAGAAAGTGATCTACACAATTCTTTTGGAGAGGCAAGCATGACACCAATACCAACCCTGCACTTGCGTTTTGTTGAGCGCCAAGAAATTGCGGAGCAGCACGCCACGTTCACCATCACACGCACGGTCAGCATCCTTCAGCAGTTTTGGGAGCACCCGGACGGCAAGGAGGTGTGTGGCGATATGTTTAAACCCGCGAACGGAACATGGCGCGACATCCCAAAGGTGAAAGCATGACCAAAGAAGAAGCCCTGAAGCTAATCAAACTGCTGTCCGCGATGGAGTCGTGGGCATTCAGCACCAAGACCGCGCTGCCAGACTACCTGCATGAAGACCTGTGCCTTGCTGTGGAGAGGTTGGAGAAAATTGTATTGGAGAAGAAATGACCCCAGTACGCCAGAAAAAAATACGCACCGTACTGCGTGCGCATCCAAGCGGTATGACGCCCAATGAGATCGCGCAGGCCACAGGCATTCACGTTGCCAACATTAGGGCATCACTGCGCGTCATGCCTGACACATACGTTGATCGCTGGCGCATGGGCAAGCGTGGGCAGTTCGAGAAGGTGTGGGTTGCTGTGCCTGTGCCCGACGACTGCCCTCACCCCAAAGACCGCTTGAAGTGGGGCGTGAACTACAAGAAACCAAAGACCCAGTGGGTCATCACAGAAGGAGCAACAGCATGACTGAAGAAGACGAAGAGTTCAACCGCATCGAGCGTGAGGCAACCATGAAGAAACGCAAGTATGACGATGATGACATCCAAGACTACGTCCGCCCTTGGGTGGGCCTGACGGATGAGGAATTTCAAATGATCTACGACATGGGCAGGACTCCAGCCGGGATGATGGAAATGGTAGAAGCCAAACTGAAAGAGAAGAACACATGAAAAAGCAAACCTGTAACTGCCACCCTTACTCGCCATTCCTTTGGCGTGAGAACCCCCGACCCAGCATCTTTGCGCGTGACATTGCGTTCCGTGCCAAAGGTGTTGCCATAGACGACAGCCTCACGCTGGAGCAATCTATGATCGCGTACAAACAGTTCGGCATCTTCAGCCGAGCACATCCGCACATCAAACCGCAACTCAACAAGCACGAACTTTCATGAGAACTTTTGCAACGCAGTCAATACGTCAACTGCTCAGAGCCAACCCAGACGGCATGGATGTGGGCACAATAGCCAACGCTGTGAACCGGGAACCAGAGAACGTGCGCTGGGTTCTTAACAGAATGCCGGACGCATACATCGACAGATGGACCCGCTTCGGCGGTGCCGGTAGACCCAGCGCCATCTGGTGCGTGGTTGTGCCCCCAGAAAATTGTCCCCCACCTGAAACCAAACGAAGGAGAAAAGCATGAGCATCAAAGAAGGAATCAACGGCACCACAGCAGACGACCTGCAAGTTGGTGGCCACCACTACAAAGACATGGGCATCCAGCCGTGGGCTGTGATGGAGGCCGTGCTCACACGCGAAGAGTTCGCTGGCTTCCTCAAGGGCAACGTCATCAAGTACGCCATGCGCCAAGGCAAGAAGGACAGCGACGACGCCAACAAGGCGCGTCACTACGCACTCAAACTTGCGGAGGTGCAACGTGGCAACATGTAAGACATGCGCCCACTGGACGGCTGAAGCTCCATACAACCAGCCAGAAAGATTTGTAGTCCGTGCGTGTGGGTGCCGCAAGTTGCAGGAAGCCTTTTACGACCACGAGTTGGACTCGCTTTGCTACTCATACCAAGAGGGCGGCTTGTTCTATACGGGGCCGGACTTTGGCTGTGTCCACCACTTGGAGAAAAATCATGGCAACAACACCTGAAGGCAAGGTCAAAGCTGCGGTGCGCAAGATGCTGGCCAAGCACGGCATCTACTACTTCATGCCTCCGGGCATGGGGCTTGGGCGCTCGGGTATCCCCGACATCATCGGCTGCAAGAACGGCAAGTTCATTGCCATCGAGTGCAAGGCTGGTAAAGGCAAGACGACTGCGCTGCAAGAGCGTGAGTTGCTTGCGATCTGTAACGCTGGCGGGTTAACGTTCGTGGTGAACGAGACCTGCCTTGATGAATTGGAAGAAAGGTTGCTGACATGGATAAGCTGACACAAGAGACATGGGACGCCACGATCGACAATCTGGGCAAACAAGAAGAGGGGCTGCGCACACACTTCGCAAAGCTCATCATGATGTTGGCCAAGTGCTACGACGACACATTACCCTGCAAAGCCGTTGTGCTGGTCGATACTGGGGAGTCAATGATGACGTTCTCCGTTGGCGCTGACGAGCTGGAGATGGCCGACATGGTCAGCCACGCATACGAGATGACGCAGGCGCTGACCATGCGCGATGCACCACCCAAGGAGATGTTTAATTGAAAAATGAAAATGTTATTGCGCTGCCCGCCAGCGTAAACTACACCGCCGAGCAGGCGTTGCTGTCCGCTTTGGACTTCTGTCGTGACTGCGGGTTGACCGATGTGATCGTGCTTGGGTACGACACGGACGGCGACCTGTACGTGCGCTCATCGAAGCTCACGCGTGCCGAGGGTCTGTTCATGACCAAGAAGGCCGAAGACTGGTGCATGCTCGGGGGAAACGAATGAGAGCCGTGCTTTTTTGGTGGCACTTAGTGCCTGCAATGTGCAAGCATGTGTGGGGTCGCTGGTATGTGTTTCGCAACACACCTACGTGGGTGTTAGCGGAGTTCACTGAAGCGCCGCAGTGGTGGGTAGAGCAGGAAGCCGCCGACGACCAGACACTGCAAGACTTTTACAAAGAAGCACGCCGCGAACTTAAAATACGAAAGGAGAAACAATGAGCGCACCGTACGACCAAGCCATCGTGCTGGACTTCGAGACTTCGTGGGGCCGGGCACAGCACATCAAGCTGGGCTTCACACACCAGACCAACGAGGAGTACGTGCGTGACCCACGCTTCAAAGCATGGGGCCTGTCATGGAAGTATCTGGGCAGCGATGACAGCCCAGTATGGGTGACACGCAAGGACTTGCCTGAGTTCTTTGCCAGCATCGACTGGAGCCGCACTGCTGTGGTTGCACAGAACGCACTGTTCGATGTGTCTGTCATGGCGTGGCGCTACAACGCCAAGCCTGCGTTCATCTTCGACACGCTGTCCATGGGCCGTGCGCTGCACGGTGTGGAGGTGGGCAACAGTTTGAAGAAGCTCGCTGAGCGCTTCGGTCTGCCGCCCAAGGGCGATGGGCTGTCTCCCTCCGAGAACATTCTGGACGAGCTGCCTGCTGATGTGGAGGCGATACTTGCCGACTACTGCTGCCACGACACATGGTTGTGTGAGCAGATTTTCCTGCGCATGATCGCGGGGTATCCAGCCAAGGAGCTGCGCCTCATTGACATGACGCTGCGCATGTACACAAACGCTTGCCTTGAGCTTGACCGGGAGATGCTCATCAAGGCGCTATCAGAAGAAGGAGAAAAGCGTGAAGGCCTACTCAAGAAACTTGGCATCGAAGAAGCTGCACTTGCGTCGAACCCAAAGTTTGCGGAAGTCCTCACTGTCATGGGCGTCACTCCCCCTACGAAAGTCAGCAAGACCACTGGGAAGGAGGCGTTTGCTTTTGCAAAGAATGACGCGCTTTTTCAAGCGCTGCTCAACGGTGAACGTGAAGACGTTGCCCTTCTTTGTGAAGCTCGCCTTCGCGTTAAGTCAACGACCGAGCGTACACGGGCACAGCGCTTCCTTGATATATCGGGCAGGGGTGCGCTCCCGGTCCCGCTTAGCTACTATGGCGCGGCGACGGGCCGTTGGACTGCTGCTAAAGGCAGCGCCATCAACATGCAAAACCTCAAGCGAGGTTCGTTCCTACGCAAAGCAATCATGGCACCGGTGGGGCACCAGCTTGTCGTTGGGGACCTTTCGCAAATTGAACCGCGAGTACTTGCGTGGCTTGCGGACTACGAAGATTTGCTCGACATCTTCAGGTCTGGCCGTGACGCTTATGCCGCTTTCGGTGCTCAGATGTTCGGCATACCCGGCCTTTCAAAAGAAAGCCATCCAGACCTTAGACAGTCTGCAAAGTCGGCGCTACTTGGCTGCGGGTATCAGCTCGGCTGGGCGTCTTTCGCTGCCCAGCTTCTCGTTGGATTCCTTGGCGCTCCTCCCGTACGCTACGACAAAGCGTTCGCAAAGAAGCTCGGTGTGGATGCCGCCTACATCGACCGCTTCGTTGGGTGGGACGAGAATGTTAAGAAGCTCCGGGAGATTCCCCACATCTGCACGGAGCGGGAGCTGCTGATCCACTGCGTTGCGGCCAAGAAGATCATCGACATTTACAGGGAGACATCGCACCCTGTGGTCAGCTTCTGGGACATGTGCGCCAAGCTGATGGAGAAGTCTCTTTACGGTGGCGAAGAGGTGGTGTATAAATGCGTCACGTTCAGAAAAGAAGAGATCGTCTTGCCCTCGGGCATGACCCTCAAGTATCCGAACTTACGTCAAGAGCGCGATAAAGAAACGAAGCAACTCAATTGGGTGTACGGTGAAGAAGGCGTCAAGCCAACCAAGCTGTACGCTGGGAAGATAACGAACAACATTGTGCAGGGAACTGCGCGTGTGGTGATGACAGACGGCATGCTACGGGTGGACAAGAAGTACCCCGTGGTAGGCACAGTGCATGATGAATTGCTCTGTGTCGTGCCTGACGCTGAGGTCGAGGGAGCCACTGACTGGGTGCTGGAGCAGATGATTGCACAGCCCAAGTACATGCCAGGCATACCGTTGAACTCAGAGGTCGGTGCGCACCGCCGTTATGGTTTGGCAAAGGGGTAACGCATGAGTCTGTGGAAAACAATTATTTTGTTTGCCCTCGTGGCAGCAGCAGGCATAGCTATGCGTGACTGGCAATGCGCGGAAATGTTCCCAAACGCAAGCCGGGTGGCTTGCATACTATGGAAATAAAGGAGAAAGCATGAAAGAACTGACACTACCCAAGAAGATCAAAGTGGGGGACAACTGGTACAGCGTGGAGATCGCAGAAGCAATGCGTGAGCGCATGTACATGGGCGAAGTCCACTACGCCAAGCGCACCATCACACTGGCGCGTAAGTCGTACCACGGCATACCGCTCAAGCTGACAGCCTTGCAAGAGACGTTCTGGCATGAGCTGACACACGCCATACTTGAGAGCATGGACCGCCCTGACCTGAACAACGACGAGCACTTCGTCGAAGAGTTCAGCAACAGGCTCACCAAAGCAATTCAATCTGCGAGGTTCTGATGGAGCCCGATGACGACTTCGACAAGATGATGCAACACGCCTTGCTCTACGGCACCGGCGTGCTGGTCATGCAGATGGATGAGAAGATGCAGTTTTCAACGCGGGTAGTACCCATCGAGGAGTACACCGAAGTGGGCGAACATCTTCAGTGGATTCAACAAAACACAAAGGTAGCACGATGACAGTTAAATGGTCGCACTCAGCGCTCAAGGATTACGAAGGTTGTCCCCGGCGCTATCACGAAGTGAAGGTGCTCAAGCAGTACCCCTTCCCAGAAACAGAAGCCATCCGGTACGGCAAGGAGCTGCACTCAGCAGCGGAGTTCTACATCAAGGACAACACGCCCCTGCCGCCGCAGTTTGAGTTCGTCAAGGACATGCTCGATGCGCTCAAGGCCAAGCCCGGTCGCAAGCTGTGTGAGCACGAGATGGGCGTGACGGCCGATCTGCGCCCTTGCGGATTCATGGATAAAGATGTATGGGTGCGCGGCATTGCCGACTTGCTCATCATCGACGATGAGAACTTGACAGCTCGCGTGGTCGACTATAAAACGGGCAACAACAAGTACCCGGATCGGGAGCAGCTTCGGCTGATGGCGTTGATGGTGTTCGTGCACTTCCCGCACATCCGCAAAGTCAGCGGCGGTTTGCTGTTCGTGGTCAAGAACGACTTGGTCAAGGCCAGCTTCTTGCGCGGTGAAGCCGAGGAGTACTGGTGGGATTACCGGACACGCGTCGCCCGCATTGAAAAGGCGCATGAGACCGGGGTGTGGAACCCCAAGCCCACACCGCTATGCGGGTGGTGCGTTGTTAAAACCTGTGAACATAACCGAAAGAGAGATTGATATGGCAACCAGAGACTACAAGAAGGAATACAAACGCGATCTGGAGACCGGCAAGTCCGGCCCAGACTCAGACCAGCATGAGCGCCAACGTGCGCGGCGTGCATACGACAAGAAAGGTATCGACCGTGCAGGCAAAGACATCGACCACATCAAGCCGCTACGCAAGGGCGGCGCATCCACTCCGGGCAACCTGAGACTGCGTGCGAAGAAAGCCAATCAAGGCGACAACAAATAACTCCAAGGAGAAGCAGTGGACATCATCGACAACAAAGCCGTTGTCTTCAGAACGCGCAACCCGGACAAGTACAACATCATCCCCAAGCACAAAGTGTTTGACCGCGAGGATGGCAGCTACGATGTGGCTGTGTACTGGGGCTTGGACGAGGCGCGTGTTCTAAAGAATCTCGGCGTGAAAGACATTCAATCGCCTATCACTAGGCGCTATGACTGGCCGGGGCGCTACAAGCCTATGGCTCACCAAGTGGACACCGCATCGTTTCTGACCATGCACAAGCGTGCGTTCTGTTTCAACGATCCCGGCACAGGCAAGACGCTTGCATCGCTGTGGGCGGCTGACTACCTGATGAAGTTGGGCTTCGTGCGGCGTGTGTTGATACTGTGCCCACTGTCGATCATGCACTCAGCGTGGCTCAGTGATCTGAACAACTCCATCATCCACCGCTCGGCCATCGTGGCGCATCACAACAAAGCATCGCGCCGCATCGAGATGATTCAGCAGGACTACGAGTTCGTGATCTGCAACTACGACGGGCTGAACCTGATTGCGGAGGAGATTGTCAACGACGGCCGCTTTGATCTGGTGATTGTCGATGAGGCAAACGCCTACAAGACAGTGACCACCAAACGCTGGAAGACACTCAAGTCCATCATCGGGCCGAAGACACATCTGTGGATGATGACGGGCACACCTGCATCGCAGTCGCCTGCTGATGCGTACGGGCTGGCCAAGCTGGTCAACCCCGACAATGTGCCGATGTTCTTCACAGGATGGCGCGACTCGGTGATGAACAAGATCACGCTGTACAAGTGGGCACCCAAGCCTGATGCGCGTGACCGTGTGTTCAACGCGCTGCAACCAGCGATACGCTACTCCAAAGACCAGTGCCTTGACTTGCCACCAGTGATGACGCTTACCCGCGAGGTTCCGCTGACTCCGCAGCAGGCCAAGTACTACAACATGCTCAAGGACCAGATGCTGGTGCAAGCTGCAGGGGAGGTCATCACAGCGGTCAACGCCGCTGCTATGCTGAGCAAGCTGCTGCAAGTCTCGGCGGGCGCTGCGCTGACCGACACCAAAGAGGTGGTGGAGTTCGACGCTGGCCCACGGCTTGGTGTGTTGGAAGAAATTCTGGAGGAGACATCGCGCAAGGTCATCGTCTTTGCGTTGTTCCGCGCCAGCATCGAGACCATCCAGCGACACCTGACAGCCAAGGGCATCACCAACGAGTGCATCCACGGCGGCGTGTCAGCAAGCAAGCGCGGCGACATCATCCACCGCTTCCAGACCGACCCCGACCCAAGGGTGCTGGTCATGCAGCCTGCGGCCACAGCGCACGGCATTACGTTGACTGCCGCTGACACCGTGGTGTTCTACGGCCCCTTGATGAGCGTGGAGCAGTACATCCAGTGTATTGCCCGTGCCGACCGCAAGGGGCAGGACTCCGACAAGGTGACAGTCTTCCACATACAAAGCTCCCCGGTGGAGGCCAAGATGTTTAAAGCCCTCGGAGCGAAAGTGAGTGATAGCTTACTTCTGACCGAGATGTTCACACTAGAAATAAATTCTTGAAAGGGGGT